AGCTACGTTACCAGCTTGAGTTGCACCTGCTGACGCACTCTCCATAATGTTTTTCTTAGTATTTTCTAAGATTGTTTCCATAACAGCCTTGCGGTTGCCATTTAGCCCTTCTAGTAGAACGTCTTTAGTTGCAGTCCAATTTTGGGCTTCGAAAAGTTTTTCAGACATGGTAGTCTCCTTTTACTTACTTTCCAATACCGGCTAGCTTGCGTAGTGATATGATATCTGCTGGTGCAGAGTTCTCACTAGAAGTTTTGTCGCCAGTCACCCCAGTCTTCTGAGATGATGTACTCTCTGATATTACAGTTTTACCTTTTGGTGCAACTGCTGTTTCATTAAGAACGGCTGGTAGATACTTGTTGTATGATTCACGTAGTTGTGTAGTAGATGTTGTTTTTAACAAATCTTCCATAATACCACGTTTCTCTTTACCAAGTGGAGCTACCAGTTCTTGCATTATAGCTTGACGCTTTACAGCATCTTCGGCTATACGAATTTTTTGCTGAGCTTGTGCAAGTTCAGCTTCTTTAGTTGTAACAGCGTTAGCTGTTTCATTTAAACGAGTTGTTAAATCAGCAATAGTATTGCTTAATTTTTTAACTTGTGTTCCATCTGCAAAGCCACTGGCCATAAATTCACCAGCAAATGCTTCCATGATCTTACGACCAAATGCGTTTTCACGGCTTACTTGAATGTCTTCACGCAGTTGAGTAATTTCACTACGCAATGATTCAGATAATAATTTTTCAGCTTTAGTAGCGGCTTCCTTGATGAATTTAGCTTTAGCTTGGGCAATCACTTGACGACCTTCTTTTACAAGGTCTACACGTGCCTGAACTAGTTTTTGTTCGTCTTCTCTAAGTTCTTTAAGTTCAGAACTTAGTTTGCGTAAAGCAAATTCTTCAAGTTTTTCAAAGTTTTTCTTTTGTGAGCTACGGTCTTCTCTAAGTTCTTTAATTTCCTTAGCCATGGCTTGCATAACAAAGTTGTTTAACATTTTTGCATGTTCACGAATTTGTTTTTTATAAGCAACTCTTGACTCTACAACTGCACGTTTGTCTTGTGCAAACTCTTCCATTTCTTTGCGGATAGCTTCAGAAATCATCTTGTCAGCGGCACTTACGATTAAACCCTTGTCATGCTCATAGCGTTGACTGAATTCTTCACGTAGGTTAGCTTCTACTTGTTCATGTAGTTGTTGTACTTTAACGTCCCAAGCTTCTTGTAATTGGCTTGTTACTTCCTCAGATAGTACCTCGGTTCCAAATAGTTCTTTAATTGTGCTCATCTTTTATCCCCTTATTTTTTTAGGTTGTTGATGAACCTAAGAACCTCTTCCTGGAGGTATCTTTGTGCTTTTTTATCATGTCTTACTGCTTCGCTTACGTCCATAAGGGCGCCGCGTCTACGATCCATCATTACACGTTCGTAGATTGCTTTGGGATATGCCTCTGGAGCACTAGGTTGTGCCACGATGTCTACCGTGACAATTTCAAAATCTGTTACGCCACCAGAATCATTGACGTTGCCAGACCCCCTACTTGACACACCAAGTTTAACACCACTCTCTAATAGAGTTCTAACAATGTTACCCATTGGGGTTGGTAGGATTTTTAATTTACCTATGCCGTTGTTTTCATTCATGTACATGTTGGTAATCATGTGACTAACACGGTCTAAGTTAACTTGTAGGTCATCAGGGTGATCTGCTTCACCTAAAACTGAATAACCGTTTTTAATTTTTTCAGCAATATTACTTGTAGCCCTAGCAATTTCATTTACAGGGTAAACACGTTGATTTTGATTCTTCACGCCACCTTGAATGAAAATGCCTTCCATGTACAAGTCTTTACCGCCAGTAGAATTCTCAACAAGCTGGGTACGAATACCCGCTTGATCGTAAGTAAGAGCTTCAACTAATGGTAAATGATTTGCCATATTATTTTGCTACAGGACTTGTTTTGTTGCTTGCGCTGTCGCTGTTCTTAGGTGTAGATACACCTTTTAGTGCAGGAGCTTTGGCATTGCCAACTTTGTTAACATTACCTGAGTTAATTTCTTTGCTTGACGGAGTTGTACCGCCAGCAGTATTACCATCAGTTACTTTAATAGCTTTGGCGCCATTTGAACTGATTTTAGTACCTGAACTTACTGGGCTCTTTTTGTTTTCACCATCGTCGCCTGGAGTTGGTTTGCTAACAGCTTTTAATGAAATACTTTCACCAAATGCATTGTAACCTTCTTCAGTTGGCTCTTCTTCGTCAGCTGGCATATCCATGTCGCTTGAACCTTCATCGCCGGCGCCTTCTGCGTCGCCCATGATTTCAGCAAATGCGGCTTTTAATTCAGCAAATGCATCTTCAGCGTTGTCCATAGCCTGTTCAACTTTTTCTTCTGCACTACCGCTCATGTCGTCATCACCGGCTGCCAAATCCATTGTAGCTTCTGGTTCTGTTGGCTCTTCCTCGTCAGCAGCCATTGGATCTTCCATGTCGTCTTCAGCTTCGCTGAATAGACTTTCGTCATCTAATTCTTCTTCGTCGGCAATGATTTCATCTTCAAAGTCAGTCTTTGGCGAACCACCGATTGATTCGTCCATTTCTTCGTCCGTGATTTCTTCGTCAAATTGACTTAGTTCTTCGTAAATTGATTTACCTTTTGCAACAAAGAATTGATGTAGCAATTCGCTTGCACGGTCGTCTTCTTTATTGATAAGTGCTTCAAGCACTTGTTCTAATGTATGTTTAGACATGTTATATTCTCCTGTTGGCCAAAAGTGGTCTAGTATGAATATATTTACATTAGATTACAGAAGTACTAGGGAAATAGAGTTAAAAACCCAGTTTTCTCGTAGATCACTAGGTTAAGTATAGAAACAAACTGCAAGTTTTTGCAATTTTTACATTGCTGGCGGACGCTGGTATATTTTTTTGTAAATGTCTTCGCGATCCTTTATTTCTAATTTACGGATTTCGCGCATTTTTCTCAGCTTGCCTAAATGTGCCAAAGTAAGTCGTGGGCGACGTGTGTCTAACTTTTTGCTTTTTTCAAACTCGTCATCCTCAGGAGTTTGCATTGCATCTTTAACTTCATTTAATTTCATCGTGTGGCTCCTGGAGTTGGTTTAGCATTAGCTAAAGGACTTTGGTTTGTTTCGGCACCCGGAAGACCTGCTGTACCAGCTTCGGCTTCAGCTTCGGCTTTTCCGTTTACTGCATCGATTTGACCAAAGTCATCTTCAGTAGGACGTTGCAGACCTACTGAATTTAAATCGCTGCCGCCCAGTGCAGATTCTGGACCCATGGCAGGCGTTACTTGTCCTTCTGGATTTTCTTCCATCCATTGTGCTTCGTTTTGTACAATTTCTTCGTCTGTTAAACCTAAGTATTTCTTCAATGCAAAACGTCTGCTGATGTATGGAACTTCTGCCAATTGTCCAAACACTGCGGCACGAGCATTGTTAACTTCGATTTCTCTATATTCACTAAAGCTTTGTGGAGGCAAGAATGTCAACTTAAATGTACTGGCATCTATTTCAATACCTTTTTTCTTTAAGAACATTTTAAATTCTTTGTCCAAGTTATTGATCATTAGATTTTGTAATCTCTGGCAATACTTGTTAAAGCGGTATTCTTGAATGTATGCGGTGCCTACGCGGCCGTCGTTGTAAGCGGCTGTGCCGTCATCTGGTCCTGTGGGCATATAGCTACTGGGAATACGCAATGCACGTAGCATTTTATTGTTAAAGTATTTCAAGTCATCAATTTGACCTAAGTTATCACCACCTGGCAATACTTCAACTTTACTGCCACGACCTTCTGCTGTTTGAGCAAAGAAATAGTCTTCCAACATGCTTAATGGATTATAACTGGAATCCATAATGCTTTGGCCTCCGCCAGTACGACTAGGAATTCTACGTTGATGGATTTCGTTCTTAACACGTTCTACAAAGCTCATGGCCATGTTAGCTGGCATATTACCTACGTCAATGTAAAATACACGACGTTCCGGAGCACGTTGCACACGATAAATTAAGATACTATCTTCTAACAAGCTCTTTTGCTGGAAGATTTTAAACACTGATTCTAGTACACTGGTACCGAATGGATAGTTTGTATCCATGCCTTCACTTAGACTTAGGTGTAGCACGTGAGCGGCATCCACTGCTGTTTCTACATTGTTTGTATTGGTATTGCCTGCGGTATTGGCACTGGCAAACTGTGTAAATGCACTTTTGTTAAACTGTGTTGGACCATAATTTTGATCCGCAATCAAAGGATTAGTAGCAACTTTTTGACCTACATCTAAGCTAATGTTCTTGATAATATACTGTTCAATTTCACGTCCTTTACTTTGATTGATAACAATCTTAGTAACATCTGTAGGGTCAACATATAGTAATTCGTATGTTTCTGGATCACGTATAAAGAAAATATCGCCCGATTTAATCACATTACGCACCATGCGCCATGCACGTTTGTTCCAGTCATTGATCATGCACCACTGACGAAGACTGCGTGTTATTACATTTACTTCAGCTTCGGTTGTGTCGTTAAAATGTTCTATGCTAAAAGGCAAATTGCTTTCGTAATCAAACTGCGTACAGAATTCAGCAATAGTATCTAATGCACCATTGATTTCACTGTCCATGTCCATGATTTCATACTGCATATAACGGTCAACACGATTAGGTGCTCCGGCATATACGTCTTTAAGCCAACTGCTAAACTTAGTAGTACTGCCGTGGTGATTACCGGAAGCGGCTTTTGACTGAGCCACTTCGTTAGCTGTTTGCGGTATTTGAAAATGTTTTTTCCAACTCATATTTTATCCTGTACTGTATTTATAGAATATTACAGTATTATTTAGGCACTGGCAAGACTTGTTGTTCTCAAATACTTGTTGCTGTCATCTTGCAAGCTGGCTGTGCGTGATTGAATACTGATTTGAGCACTGTTGCTTGCTACCAAATCTTCCAGCAGATTGGTCTGTTTAACCATTTGACGTTGATTTTCTGAATCTTTGGCTGCTTTTTGATCTATAGCTGTTGCTTGTGCTGTAGTAATATCACCGCTTATATTAGTTGACGGGTTTACTAAATTAGTCATGCTAGAATTAGAACTGGTACTAGAAGATCTAGTACCTCCCCATAAATTACTCCACCAGTCACTTAGCCAACCACCTAAACCAGTAAACATTCCTGTGACAGAATCCCAAAGATTTTTAATACCGTTGCTTATCCACGATCCTGCTTCTTTGATTTCGTCCCAGAAGAAATATATACCTGTGCCTAATGCGGCTACTGCGGCTACTGTTCCCCATACCGGTGCAGATATACCTGCTAATATTGCTCCGGCTCCGGCTAGTATTCCTTCTGCGCCAACTAAAAAACCAGCGCCAGCGCGAGCAATCCATGGTACAATTTTTGTTAATGCTCCGCCGGCACCAAATAAACTTGCCATTACTCCTTCTGCACTAGTTACTAGAAAAGCACCTGCACGAGAAATCCATGGTCCAATTTTTGTTAATAATCCGCCAGGTGCAAATATTTGCTTGATACTGTCCATTAACACATTAGTTTGAATTGCTGTTGCCAATGTTAATGCCCTAATAGCATTCATAAATATAGGAAATTCTTTAGCTACCCACGTTATTAACGCACCTCCCCACTTTGACAGTGCGGCACCGGTTGTTGCTAATGCAGTACCAAACCATGGAACTTCTTTGGCTACCCATGCTATTATAGGAATCCACGTTCCTAATATTTCCGCAACTGTACCTAAAAATTCTAACGTTTTGCCCATGGTAGATTCAGCATCGTTTTGTAACATTGCGGCTCCTGCTGACTTTATACCAAAACCTGCCAGTGCCAATGTGGCAAATTTTAATTCTGTAGAAAATTTACTGACAAATTCACCTATTTGACGACCAAAATTATACGAAGATTTATATAAAGGCGATCTTGTAGTTCCACCGTTAGTTCTTGTTGATTTTTCTTGTAAAAGAGGGCCAACAAAACCTTCAGGAGCCACTTTACTTGCTCCTAATAAAGCAGTCGAACCTCGTATTACAGCAGTCAATGCCGTTACTGCGCTGGCCAGAGCGCCAAAACCAGCTACCAAAATACTACCTGCTGTGGCCAATGCTAATAATCCGCCAACAACAGAACCTAATCCCGTGTCGCTTAATATTTCTCCAAACATAACTAATGGTTTTAAAAGTATTCCCAGTACTGTAGTAAATCCATTTAATACATCAATGAACAATGTCCAATTGATGCCATTGATCAATTTTAAGAATGGTATACTCAATGCCATTAAATTGGCCTGCATGTCACGCACAGCGGCATTAAAGTCTTTGGCAGTTTGCTCTCGTTTTCTTGCTTCTACTCTATCTGCATCATTATAAGTTCGTG